AATTAGAATAGTCTAGACCGATTGTGCCAGTATCTTTACACAGGCTTACTGGCTTGTCCTGTATTTTATGTATGACATTATCACAGAAGTGTTTATGGAAAATAGGAACTGCACCACAAGCAATAACTTCAGCATGACAGTTTTCAATATTGTTTCCATAAGTTTCTGCCTTTAGATGATATAAGTCTGCACCAAATGCAGATAGGGACATACGATTCATGCAATCTTCATTTATATATTGAGGATAAAGGTATGCTCCCATGTCTCTTTCTTCCATTCCATACATCGATGGGTGGAACTTAGTTGTTTCTCCGTGTTGTTTTTCCGGCCGGAAATAGTTAACTACTTTGCGACGATCGGTTGGATTTTCTTCTTTATTATCTCGATAGAGCACAAGAGGATATTGAATAGATGCTTCTAGTCCTTCTAGTACAGTGATAAATCCATTGTCCATAAGAGCATCTTGATGATAATCAATCATCAGTGCAGGACCTTTCCACATAGCAGTGCGGCCAATCCAACGTACATAACGGTCATCTTGTTCATCGACAGAACGCCAGTATTTTGCGCGATGTCCGTCATAATCAAAGCCGAGTCCCATCTTCTTGAGTGGAACAGTGATCTTATTCTTTTTCATAAAACGACAGAAATCATTCTCAAGACTATGAGTCATAATGACATCCATCTTTTTACTGACTTCTGCAAGATTCGCATTACGAGCAATTGACGCAGCTTTATGATCTACGTTGATATATGCTTTGCGAATATTGATTGCGTCAAGGAGATGAAGAAAATTATCTTGACAATCTTGAGGATGAGACTTCGACGGAATAGAATACACAACACAGAGATCGTGTTGATTAATCAGCTGAGCCATTTGCTGCCAATCTTTACCAACAGACATCTCTGTCTGCTCGATATCGAGGCCTTTAGCTCTACCCCATTTCTTATCATTTGCTGAAAGAATTGTGGCTCCGGTTACTTTTTGCATTTGAATAGCGCATTGTGTTACGCCGCAGCCTTCGGTCCCGCGACCGAGTAGAATAATCGTTTTCATATTTCTCTCCTTACTCTAACTATTATACAACAGTTGAGTCTATTTGTAAATACGATTTTAAGTTATTTATGATTTTAGTTTCGTACGCTTTGTTGTTTAAGTTCCGGTTTAGCGGAGATGGGTGAGGGAGTGCGTAATGCTCGATCCCCATTTTATTAAACAAATGTTCTACTTCTTTGCCTAATGTGAGTATTTTATTATATGATTTTGTTATCTGTGATATATATGTTTCATCAATATCCGCCTTTTTGAGAGATTGTACGTGGTGTGCACACGCATTGCTGTAGCTGTATATTCTAACACCACAGTGATCGAGCCAACGATTCAGGCGATTGATAGAAGGATTGCCCTTCCTCGGGCAAAATTCTTTCGAGGAAGGGCTGTGTCCTATGATGAGAACTTTAGTTTTCATATTTCTTTATCATATAAGCGAGATCAATTTGAAGTTTTTTAATATCTTCTTTAATTTCTAGAAGTTCCTTTGTAAGCCTCATATTATTATATTCAACATTAACACCATATTTGGCATCTTCTTCTCTAATACGACGTGTCATGTATTCTTCGTGCCTTTCAGATAAAGTCATATCTAACTCCTGCTTTGTCGAACATTAAACTTGTTAAATCCCATGATTCACGCCAGTGATCTGGAATTTCTTGTTGTGGCATAACCACTCTCTTGACTCCGACTTGAATTACACCTTTAGCACAATCGGAGCAAACTGGAAGACCGTGTACATATAATGTAGAACCATCAAGAGATACACCATTATATGTAGCATTATATATGACATTCATTTCTGCATGAACAACATATTTGTATTTAAGTTCTCGATCTTGATATAGTGATGGATTATCTGGTATACCTCGAGGAAAACCATTGTAGCCTTGCGCGAGAACCTGTCCCTTCGATCCTACCGCGACTGCACCAATTTGGCGAGACGGATCTTTGGACCACATCGAGACTTGTTCTGCTAGCGCAAGGTATCTCTTATCCCATTTATTTGACAAGGTGAAAATGCCTTTCATAGACATGTAAGTTTTGAACTTGCCACGTAATAGAGCCGGCTACCATTTCTTTACGGTAGTCAGCATCCCAAGTATTTGACAAGTAGGCATCATTATAATCAGTAACAAACTGATTTAGAACAAAAAGCTGCCAAGCATAGTCATTCTTGTATCCGTACACGACATCGTTTGAACGCATTTGGACCACAGCGTGGATTGCGCCATCGCGTAAATAATAAGTAACAGCATTAGTGCATATGAAATCGTTTTTACCATTATCATTGTACTCCGTCCAAATGCTTGGCCTAGTATATATCATAGTGGCTCGACGAGAATCCATGTTATTAGCAAGTTCTGCTACAGCACTTTCATATTGGCGATGATAAATGTCATCAAAGATAAGCCGGCCATAATTTGAATTAATTTCACCATGCTCATTAGCAGCATATTGCCATGCTGCCGGCGCATCTTTGTCCGGATAAATGTCATTTACATTTGTAGAACCAGAAAGATACCAATCAAGCTCAGAATCAACATACTCTTGATTAACTTTGCCGAATATCGCCGGCTCGTCCGCGGTGAATGAAGCGCCGATAAGCTCAATAGTTTTTTGTCCAGTTCTGTCCACTGTGAAGTTTTCATTTTGAAGTTCATTGATAAAGTACTCTCTAACATCTTTAACTTGCATCTGCCACTCTCTTTCTCAAATCACTTGACGAAAATCTATGATCTCTCTTATTGAAGTATAGATCAATGCCACGCTTCTTACATTCATCTTTACCAGTAAAATCTTTCAGCCGATATTCTTCACCGAGGATTCTTACATTAATTGGATACATGTTTATTATATCAATTAAATCGGCTTCTGTACAATAAATAAGCACCTCATCAACATATTTTACTGCGGCTAATTGAGCCTGCCTTTCTACGATAGATTGAACAGGCGAATTCTTTTCTTTACGGTCAAACGTAGGATCTACTTGCAGAGCACAGATCAAATAGTCACATTGAGATTTTGCTTCTCTCAACATTGCTATATGACCTGCGTGCAAGAGATCAAACGTCGACGCTGTTATCCCGACTCTCATCAGCTACCCTCTTTGGACGATTCAAAAAATCATTGTTTGGATCTTGGCCATCGATGCCATTGTTCATATATGCCGCAAAGAATGAAGCATAATTGATGATGTCAAGACACGAATCTTCGAGTGATTCGAAATTTGGATTATAATCCGGATCAGACTCCATTGCTTCGAGTACAGATTGCATGCGAAGGATCTTAGCTTGCATTGTATCGAGAATAGTAGCACAACCACGCGGATAGTACATCGCTTGACGTACTCGTGAATTCGGGTTCTGATAGTCATTACCCTTCTTTGTTTGGATTTCTGCAGCTTTCTGCAAGAATTTAAGAGACTCTTTCATAGTACCTCCACATTTTGACCATAGGACCAATGTCCATTATCAAGGTCCATTATAACATATTCGAGCATAGAAGTAAATACTTCTTGAACTTCTAACCCATATTTATCGCCTGGACGTTCGGTCATTTCAAGCTTTGTAACTCGAGCTTCACCATAACGTGACATGACTTTATCACCGATTTTAAGAGTTTTTTTCATCATACTCACCATATCAACAGAATTGGAAGAGAAGCCATAATGATGGCGAAAGTAATACCACAGAAGATGTTTGCTGTTACTGTCCACATATTAGTTTACCTCATATCCAAGATTTTTACGAACCCAATCATTGCCAAGATCTTTAGCAAAAGCAATTACGATAGCTTCACGAATGAATGTATCGAGACGATCGATATGTGTACGGAATTCATCAGCTTTATCCGCGAAGTATAGAGACTTAGCTTCAATTACATCGTTACGGTCTTGAGCATAAAAGTTAGCCATTTCTTGGTCGACACCTTCATGAGCGATAACATCTTGCATCAGGCTAGATTCAAGAGCAACTACATTTTCTAAGAACTTATACATTTTGGACTCCTCTTTCCATTTTATAGATCTATTATACTATAATTC